GCTTAAGTAAAGAGGGCATGTCATGACGATTACCGTACTCTCAAGAGGTATCAACGGTCATAGTCGCATGGAGGCGATACTGATGCCAGAGATGCAACCAGAAGAATTTAAAAGATTGGTGAAGGAAGCGATCAAAGAGCGGTTCGATGAGATCCTCATCGCGTTTGGCCGTTGGTCGATCTTCTCTTTTGCAGCAGCATTTGCAGCAGCAACGATCTACTTCGTTCTGTGGGCAAATGGCTGGCGACACTAGCCTACACAATAAAAAGGGGTGCTCATGGAAGGGCAACACACACACACCAACTCTATGCTTGAGTTGATAACCGCGGGATTGACATTGTTCATCTTGCTTATGAATAGGGGAAAGAAAATGGAAAAGAAAGACATTGAACTAGGCGCTGGATTTAAACTCGACGTTAAAGTAGCAGAAGGCAAGCTTGTGCTTTCTGTTGCTGCTGTTGATGGCGCAGTGATGAACGAACTCAAAGTCGATATTGATATGCTTGTCGAGAAGCTCGTTGCCGCAACCGACAACAAGATCGACGATGCATTAGGTGCAGTGCTCAAAGCTGCATTGAAACAGGCTTAATGTAGGGGGCGGCGCAAGTCGCCCTCTTCTCTCTATGTCAGAATCAGTAAACAAAACATTAACCGATATCCAAAAGATCTTTAAAGAGATCGTATGGGACATAGGCATTAAGTGGTTCAAGGCTACAGCCAGGACCACACTTCCCTTTCTCAATTGGCCAATCCTAAGTACGGTCTTTGAGAGCCTAGTCAACAAAGGGTCTGAGTGGCTCTTTGATAAGATTATTGTATCGATCGATGTGTCCTATATTCGGTTTATTGATCCAATCCACAGAGCAGCTTTTGATGAGGCCCAACTCAAACTAAAGCTCATTGCTCACACAAAAGGGGTGGAGTCTGAAGAATTTAAGAAGGCTCGTGATGAAGCCAAATCTCGTCTCTCTACTTTTATTCGCACTGCTTAGCGCAGGCTGTAACCACATGACTATTGCCGATAAGATCGGATGCAGTCCTGCTGGCGCTGTGTTTGCTGGCGGCATATGCTCACACACCAATCACGACGAAACCTTTGACCTCTCCTTTGATGAGTTCATCAACTTCCTAGAGCCGCAAGAAGCAAAGGCAGGGCGACCCGCTAAGGGTGCAGCTGTGTGCTTCTCATCTATTGATACGCAGAAGATCGTGACTGAGCTTAAGACGGCATGCAGACTTCTAAAGAAGAGTTGTTCGTTTGAAACAAAGAAGCTCATTGCTAGCATGCAGGCTGGCCAAACCATACTTGCAAAGAAGTCGGCCATTAAACCAAAGAGGGTATCGGGCAGATGAACATCCTTCGTGACTATGCCATGCAGTTTGTAGGGGTTCCGTATAGATGGGCTGGTGACGATCCAATGGCAGGCTATGACTGCTCTGGGTTTATCCAAGAGCTACTTGCTTCGGTTGGACTTGATCCACCTGGAGATCAAACGGCACAAGGTCTTTTTGATCACTATGATCGCATTGGCGAAAGATCCCCTGCCCCTAACATCGGCGTCCTTACTTTCTACGGGGAGAGCGTGTCGAAGATTGTACATGTGGCGATGTTGATAGATCCGTATCGCATCGTCGAGGCGGGCTCCGGCGGTCACCTTACCAATAGTGAAGAGGCGGCCATTAAACACAACGCCTACGTTAGAGTCAGGCACCTTATTCAAAGGAAGCCCATCGCCATGCGGAAGCCTAGATACGCTATTATCGGGATGCTGTAGTTTACACATAAGAATTTAATGCAGGTTTTGATAGTCGGCCACTTCAATTGCAACCTCAACCTTGGATGTGCTGACCCATATCACGAAAGCATAGACCATGCACTTTGCTATGTCGCCGCCAAACTCACCACCAAGCCTTAGCTCATTGCACAGCTTCTTTATCTCATCCCACTGTGGTTCGCTTATGTCGTGAATGGTCTTGGAGGCCTTCATGTTTTAAAGGTTACAGAAAGAATGAGGGGATGACTAGGAGAGTTCTCCAGTCCCTAAACCTAGTATCAGCGCGATAGTAAAATCTAAGGACTGGAGTATTTCAGGCGAGAGACTACTTGCGGCTGATCGCTTTGGTCGCCCACATGAAAGCTTGTTCAAGATTGGTCTTAGCAAGAGAGGTGAGTCTTGCCACTTCTGGAGTAGTTGTTTCTTTTGTACGGTCGGTAATGTTGTCGATCGTATCCCAAAGCCAAGCGGTTTGTTGCCTTAGGTTATTAATCTGATTGGTTTGCCATTCGTTCAAAGGCTTTGATGTGAAGGTCTCGAGTGCCCACTTGGTTGCGCCTTCAGTAGTAGTGTTGGGCAATGCGTCGTTCCACGTGGAACTTTTTGCCGTGCCAGTCTCAGTTGTAGGAGTTGTATTCATCTGTGATCCTTTGTTTAAAGTGTTGCGTATTTCTCTCTGGCTATCTTTGAGAGAAGAGACTGTCAAGCACGCTCACTGACAAAAGAACTCCATTCTGATCTCATGTTCATCCACACGGTCGACTGATTTTGTCGTACAAAACTTATCAGTCACTGGGTCTCTAAAGTCATGCCAGCAAAGACTTGGTGAAGGCGCACACTCTGGGTGCCCTTTGTATTGTGTAGTCGCGCATGCAGACAAGAGAAGTGTGGAAAGTGCTATCAATATTTTCATCTTCTATATCCTCTATGGTTTAAAGTAATATACCTTAAGGTTATGGACTACGCTGAAGAATACAAAGACATAGCAAAGATGTGTCGAAAGATTCTCTACCGAGCGCCTGACTTTGTAAAGGAGCGCACAGAAGATCTCATTCAAGAGACTGCGCTCAATCTATTCATGAGCAAAATGCCGCGCACAAAGAAGTTCATCTCCTACGCCTTAATCGATTCAATGCGTCTTATATGGGGGGAGAATAATACTGGAAAAAGACAGATGGGTAGAGTGATTGATGCCTATGGCTTAAGCCTTGATAAGGGGCCTCTCGATTCACATGAAAGCCCTGCTTTGGGTGCCGACGTATTATTAGACTCTGCCTTGATGTTGAACCTGTTTAAAAAAAGATTGAACACAACGCAGCTTGAGTTGATTGAATTATTTTATTTCGAAGGCATGAAAAAGCGAGAAATTGGAAAAAAGCTAAATGTGACTGAGTCAACTATCTGCCAGAGAGTGAAGAGAATAGAGAAAAAGGTCGCTGAATTTCATAAGCAGCAAGAGGCTCGTGATAAGTTTAATGGGCGGGTGGACTAGCGCTTCCTCTGCCGGACCTTTACCCTAACGTATATCCGGGATGTGCCAGGACTGGACTTCAGGCTAGCTACCATGTCCACCCATATTAGAACTAATACCTAACAAGGCCTAATATTAGGCCGAACTACTAACATTGATATCCATTAGTTTTTTGCGGGCAGGGCTTGAGTACCTGCTTAGGCCATTCATTGAGAATTCTTGAGATTCTCATCACCAAAACCCGCTCCACTCAGCTCAAGATAGTGTGGATGACGGAGGCCCTATAGTTAGTCGGTGTTAGACGTGTCCTTCCACGCCGCCGCAAATTTAAAAATATACCGAATCTCGCATCGGTTAACCGCGCTCAAGTTCATAGATCGGGCTCACTAGATTACCGATCTAAAGCTCTTGAGTGCTGCCTTTTAACTGGGTCCCAATGAGTCAGACCACTCGATTGTTCTCCCGCCCAGCCGGGGGATGGATCGCTCCAGGGTCTAAGCGCCATCGACCTTGCTATGCCAAATTACTTTGGCTTCGCGCCCTGTAGGGACATCTAAATTTCAACAAGCCGTAACATGAAACAAAACTTTAAATATTACAACCGCAGTCATGAATCCTGAGCCAAACAAAAGACCCTCTACGTATTTCATTTAATAATTCCCCATTTTTTAAGTTCAGAAATCTGCCTATCGCTCTTCTTTGATAAGTCTAAAACTCTTTCCCATCCTGTAAAGATGCCATCGTCAGTTGGTATTAGCTTTATAGGGATATTAATCTCTTCGTACTTTCTTCCGTACTCTTGTTTAAAAACAGTAGGAGAGAGCAGAGTGCTGATCGATTTTCTGGTTATCCTGCCCATAGACGTATACGTTCCTATGAACTTCTTGTGACGATAGACTCTGTAGACATAGACTGTATTCATTCAAAGCCCAGCTCTCTGCAAAAAGCTTCAAAGTCTAAGTTAAGTCCACTTGTCGGTCCCCATACTGATGATGAGTTGTAAGCCTTTAACAAGTCTTCTTTTCTAAGAACTTTTTGCTGTAATTCCACTTCCCAGTTTTCCGCAAGAAGATACTCAAGGGAAAACGATTCTTGCATATTCTCTCTTATGGTGAACCATAAGTCATAGTTTTGTCTTTTAAAAGGACGGCCTTTACGGATATATGGCAAGATCTCTTCTAGCTTCATGGTTCCCTCTTTATAGTCTTAAGCATCAATTGCGCAAGCTCAACAGCACCAATAGCTGGATCGTGCCAGATGACATCCCCTGTATCGACTTCATACTTAGTTCTTCCTTTGTCATCGAACTCTCTCTTATTCACAGCACTTCTTGCCATTATGGGATTGCCGTTAATTAGGATTGCTACGGTTATCATTTCTCACCCGTCACTTTGGAGAGTGCTTCAGTCAACGCAGGAAACTCGTAGACGTTTGTCCAGATGGACGAGCACTCCTCGCAACCATGAGTGATCTCGGTGCGTTTTACTTTAGTGATTGCTTCAACGAGAAGCTCCTTCTCCTCCTCCAGCTTCAGCATTGCAGAGGCGATAATATATACTTTTATATCGTAAGAAAAGTCGCAGGATTTAAATCCTCCCAACACCTCTTGCGCCAGTTCTTTAGGGGATTTCATTCTTCTTCTCTCGATTTGCGAAGCAGAGTTAACGCGCTTTGAATCATTTCTTGTGCTCTAGTTAGATATTTTATGGCGTCGTCGATTCCTGTAATACAAGAAATGTATTTATCTTTCCCGCGAGTATCTTCATACGGATATAGGCGTTTGCTCGCTTCTTTTGAATCCGCGATTGCAAGCTTTATGTCAGATTCAGCTCGCTTAGACGCTAATAACATTTTCTCCCCGCGCTCTTCAGATTTACTCACTCCCCACCTCCCAACAGCTTCTCAAGGTCGGCGAGCGTCTTTCGACAATCGCTCATCATTGCCCATGCGAGGCTAGGTCCTCTAGACTCTAAAGGAAGGCCTGTTGGTGCCTCATTTAAGAATCGGTTCTGGGTGCGTTTTAGCGATTCCATAGCCCGCAACAAAGCCTTGGCCAGGAGTGGTGCGTTGTTGGCTGAGAGGATGATATATGCTGCATCCGATTCGCGATTTGGATTTTCAATATATTCTCCATCATTCAGAACACATATTGTCTCTTCTTTGCTTTGAACTGCATTGCCATATTTAGTAGTCCAATATTTACCCGCTTCCGTAGCCTTCTCGCTCGCCTCGAGCACTTCTTTGCATAATCGCTCTAGGTTGGTCATGGAAACTCCTGGAGAAACACTCGAAGTCCAATTGTTTTTTCTTCAATCTCATTGAGGCAAATTTCGGTGAGCTCACTATCTTCTCTTATTTTGTCTACTAGCTGCTCGATCTGCATTGCGGTATTGTAGGCGTATTCCCCTATGAGTTTTCTCTTTTGCACTAATGCACTTACTCTTGCTGGATATTCTTTGCTCACTTCCCCTTACCCTCATCTCCATTGGTCACATCCTTAAACAACTCTTTGAGTGTGTGCTTGATACATGACTCAATGACCTCAGACTTTGAGACCCCGTACTCTTTACTTGCAAGAGTAACTAGCTCTATAGATTTTGGAGACAACATAAAGCTTACTGGTTTTTTTCTTTTTCTTTTTTGGAACAATGGATTTTCAGGCTTCTTCTTACACTTCACGGATCTTCCCCCTTTGAGAAGGCTCATGGCTGTTTAACATAATTGTGTTGGTTGGATTTCTACTACTAGAAAAACGAGAATGTCTATTTGATTTAATTTTTTGATTACTCATTATATTTAAAACTGTTAACTTAATTGTATTATTTATATGATGTATTGCAATGTATAAATTCTATTTACTTATTTCTTTATGTTTCATATATTGGAACAATGTTTTCAGAACATGTGTGTGACATTGAGTGGTTTAGTACATGTGAAGATTGCGGATATAACGGTTGCATTGATTGCGGAGTTCGCTATAGAGACGAACACGGTATGGATTTATGCGAAGATTGCCTAAAAGAGGAGAAGGAAAATGGGTCTATTGAAACCAGCAGTGAATCAAACGGCTTATCTTAAAGTCGGGTTACAAGGATTTGAAGGTTCGGGCAAAACCCATCTTGCCTGTGACTTTGCTAAAGAGCTTACAAAGCTTGTGTCTGGTAGCAAAGTAGCGTTCTTCGATACAGAGAAGGGATCTGACTTCCATATCAAGCGTTTCAAAGACGCTGGCGTTGAGCTCCATGTGATTAAGAGCAAGTCCTTTATGGACCTAATCACAGTTATTAAAGAGTGCGAAACTGAGGGATATAGCTTCCTCATTATTGATTCGATCACACATGTGTGGCGAGAACTCACCAATGCCTACATGAAGAAAAAAGGAAAGAGTCAGCTCTCAATGAAAGACTGGGTTGTGCTTAAGTCTGAGTGGGCTCAGTTCACTCAAGCCTATGTCAACTCAAAGGTTCACATCGCAATGTGTGGACGTGCTGGTTATGAGTATGACTTTGATGAAGATGAAGAAGGAAAGAAAGAGATTGTAAAATCCGGCACTAAAATGAAGGCCGAAGGCGAGACAGGCTTTGAGCCAGATCTTCTCATCGAGACATATAAGGTTAATATTGCTGAAGTGTTGACCGATAGGAAATCAAAGAAGAGTGCCAAAGGTTTTTTAAATCGGTGTGTCGTCATCAAAGACAGATCAGATACGATCAATGGCAAAATCTTTGATAAACCTAAATTCCAAAACTTCATTTCCGTAGTCAAGTTCCTAAACCTTGGTGGTGACCACATAGGCACTGACCTTACTCGTAACTCAGAGAACCTAATCAAAAGCTCTGATCGGTCATGGGCTGAGCGTGAAAGGCTTAAGACTATAGCGCTTGAAGATCTTCAGAATCTTTTGATCAAGGGTCAGGTGGATGGAACGAGTAAGGATGCGAAAGAAAAACGCATAGCTCTTCTTGATGAGGTGTTTGGCAAAGCATCTAAAACCTATATCGAAAGCCTTGATCTTGAAACCATCACAGAGAAGCTTCAGATCATAAAGCAAAAGCTTGGCCTTACTTCACAGGCAGAAACTCTTCCTACTCAAGAAGAGTCTACGTTTGAGAGCTTCTAGGAGAAAGCTACTTCAGACTGCCTTGCAATGCTGATCGTTGCGGTGAATGCTTCTTTGTGTGCATCCTTGGATGCTTGATCTAGTACTTCATCTGGGGTCATTACATTTTCTTCTTTCAATTCTTTTAAAAAGTTCTCCATCACAGGCAGAGCACAGCTTACACACCAACCGTTATAGGGTGTAAGAAAAGCTTTATCTCTCCTTCTAGACCTGTCATCATGATCTCAGGCTTTGTAAGCCATCCAAAGAAACTAAGGCCGTCACTCATTCTGGTCTCCGATGCGTCCAAACTTTTATATCCGTAAACTCATCTTGGTAGTGTAGTTCGGGGGTGCACCAACACCTCTCGGTCTCTGCGTGAGTTGGTTCTCCCTCGAATTCCGGGACTATGTGAATATCTTTGAGATTGTCTCTAACCTCTTTTGCTCCCGCTTCATAAGCATCTCTCCATTCCGGACAACTATATTGGCATGAAATAGACTTGAAGACTAATGGATCATGGGTGTGTAGCCCTATAATTGAGCATCCAAGGATTGGGCAGTTCATTTCTTTATTCTATCTCTAAAGAGTTTAATTCTTTCGATCCCAGATTTTTCCAATAATCTATCCTTGATGCATTCTAGCTGTCGAATTAGATTTCCGTGTTCTCGTTCGGCTTCTTTTGGATCAACGTAATCACACATCGCATGATCTTTATTTCTAAGATCGATCCATCCCTGAACCTCTTGCGCGGCCTCTTCAAATGCGTCTTTTACTGGGATTACCTCGAATGCATAAGGCTGCCGAGGATCTTCTTTCGTGACGAACACAGTAATTATGCCTTCTCCTAAAGGGTAGCCTTTGGGATCCCAGCCAGAAATCCAGAACTTATTCATCCACAGCCTCGTAAGTAGCTTCAAAAATGTCCGGCTTGCATGGGTAGAGCTCGCCCTTTATCCCTTTAATAATCCAATCGCCGCGCTTTGCCTCATGGGTGCCTTCTAAAGTTGAAATAAATACTGATCCAAATTCAGCGTCAATCATCGTGTATCTGGCGGATATCCACCAATCGGGGGCTTCGTCGTGCATCCATCGGAATGCTTCTATGACTATTGGTTTTCTTCTGAACTTCATTTCTCACCAGCCACTTCTCTAAAAAGAGTCGCAACGACAAGCTTGCATTCACAAACGATGTCTCCGCCGAGATATTTGCCGTCTATTGACTCTGCGGTTAGAGGCTCAAAAACACATTTCCGAATACGGTTACACTCTGAACAGAATGCGTGTGTTGCGTCTTTCATTTCTCCCCCGTCACTTTGGAGAGTGCTTTCTTTGCTATTACTTGCATTGCGGCTCTAGTTGGACAGTTTGCATGAGAATGCATGCAATCATGGCTGATGTATTCTATTGCCTCAACCAACACCGCCTTCTCTTTTTTCAACTCAACCAACACCGCCTTCTCTTTTTTCAACTCAACCACTTGCTCTTCAAAATCATTGGCGAGATGCCAGGCGAAATGGCAAAGGTTTTCGTATTCCCATTTCCATTTGTCTCGCTCGGCGCGTAGCGTTTCAACTTCTACTATTCGTGCGTCTATTGCGCTACGTGGGTAAGTGAAGGTGTCCTCGTCCACTTGCTTTGACTGCTGATTGAATACCCGATCACTGGCGCAAGTATCGCAACCAATACCGCCACAATTGTGTGGTGTTGTTCTCATTTCTGCCCCGTCACTTTGGATAGGGCTTCCGCAAGAGGAGGGAACTCGTAGACGTTTGTCCAGATGGATGAGCATTCCTCGCAACCATGAGTTATCTCGGTGCGGTTTACTTTAGTGATCGCTTCAATGAGAATTTCTTTCTCCTCCTCAAGCTTCAGCACTCGTTTTTCTAATTCTTGGACATCAGGACAAGTCACTGTAACGTGTGCAGTGTCTATCCCAGACTGAGTAAGCGCAGCTAGAAGTGTCCTTAGGCTATCCGCTGTTTTGCCAATTAAACGCGCATCTGCGTGTAGCCATATGGCTTTAAATTCGTTACTCATGCTGCACCTCTTGCGCCAACTCTCTAGGGGATTTCATTGCTTAGCCCACCCATCTAGAATCAATTGCTCATACGAAGGACCGCGCACGTACGCATTATTAATCCATTCAAAATATCGATCCATAGTTGGATGACATAGTAGTTCGATAGTTACGGAGCCGCGTTTAAAAATGTGAGTCATTTTCCACCTATTTTGGAGAGGGCTTTTTCGGCTTCATCTTGCGCGTCATCTCCCATGTACCCGGCAATTTTATTTAGTGATGACACCATGATCGTTTTCTCATCTGTGAGTTTCAATATTAGATCCACGGCTTCCGAGTGAGCCCTGTAATGCTGTTCACGCTCCTCCTCAAGCTTCAGCACGGCGCGGGCGAGGGTATCCCCATCGTTTAAAAGGATATCCTCTGAGGCTTGCATAAGATCGTCCCACTCATACGAGTCGACGTCATACTGATCAGCCCTCGATCGAAGATCCAACACCTCTTGCGCCAGCTCTTTAGGGGTTTTCATTTGAGCCTCACAATATGGCGGTATTTTGGATTACCCGGACCAACGTTATCTGGATGCATTTCTACAAGTTCATCACTAAACTCACCAGCTAATCGGTCACTGTACTCAAATTTACTTTGATCTACTGGGTAAGATAAAATAGCATCTGGATATTGCTCCATCAGCTTCTTTAGGTCTTTTAATCTTACGTATTTAGACTTGCTCACTCCCCACCTCCCAATAGCTTCTCGGCTTCGGCGAGCGCTTCTTTTGCAATAGATTGATCGACTCCTGTTGCGAACCCCTTATTCGTAGTCGTCTCAGAAATTAATAGCAAAGCTTCCTCCATCACCAGCAACGCCTTCGCTAGCTTCGGCGCTTGGTTGGCGGCGAGGACGATGTACTCAAAGTTAGGCTTGTTCCCACTGGCGGTTTTTGCCCAGCCTGCATCTGGTTCATACCCGCATATAGTCGAATGACCTTCGCTTTGATGGACCGTTCCGCGTCTACAATCGATGCTCGTATTCAACTGCCACGGTCCGTATGTTGCCTTCTCACTCGCCTCGATAATCTCGTTGCAGGTCTGTTGTAGAGATTTCATCCAGAATACCCAAGCAAATGCGGCATCTTATTATCTCTATAAGACTGCTCGATTTGTGGACCCATTGCTTGGCCCACTGTCTGCCCATTTGGCAGCATGATATGAGCCATAAATTCCTGCTCGAGCGTGGTGATTCCAGATTCTACACATTCTAGTTTGGCTTTGATTGCAAGGGCGAGACACCTCCATCGTGTTCGACAAAGTTGTTCATAAGTTTTGATTGATGCTTGCGTAGCCTTAGATGAATATTTTGGCGGCATTGGCAGTAAAAACTTTACGCGCCTAGACGACATCTCAAACATCACCATGGCAAACTGATCATTCTCCGCATAGGCGAAACCGTTGGCTCCGTATTTGGATAGGATCTTCTTTATCTCAGACTGTGATCGGTCAATGGGGACTGAGGTTTTTTCTGCGTAACTCACTCAGCCTCCCTCAACAACTCCAAAAGCTTTTCCGACTGAGCAATTCGGGCCTTTGTTCTAGCAGCATCAGCAGCAGCATCAGCAGCATAAGCAGCATCAGCAGCAGCATCAGCAGCATAAGCAGCAGCATCAGCAGCATAAGCAGCAGCAGCATAAGCAGCAGCATAAGCATAAGCAGCATCAGCAGCAGCATCAGCAGCAGCAGCAGCAGCAGCATAAGCAGCATCAGCAGCAGCATAAGCAGCAGCAGCAGCAGCAGCAGCAGCAGCAGCAGCAGCAGCAGCAGCAGCAGCACGCCATTCTTCTGGCTTAATAGGTTTTTTTAAACTTCGAAGGTAAAGTGTTGCAACATTTGAGATAGAGGTTTTGGTTCTGTCGGTTTTCGCATGATTTATAACTCCATGCGTTGGGTCCGTTAAAAGCCATATCGCGAACCTGGTCCAAACTTTGCTCAAATCTGCGCCCGGTGTAATTGCCTGCAAAAATCTCTCGGGCCAGGTCATAGCGAGATCGTTTGGAAGGGCCTCAAAAATACCGTCCTCAAGACGAGCTAGGATTCTCGGGATACCAAGCTCAGTCTCATAACTAGCGTGGTCGCCAGAGTGAATGGTGCATCCCACAGCGCATCCCTTCCCTTTTTCCCAATAGGTGCCCTTGATGATTTCATCGGCCATTCTGTGGGCCAAAACTCTGTCAAGGTATTTTGATTTTATAGCTGGGTCATTATGAAATGCTTCCATTTATCTATTCCTTCTCTGAGAATCTTTCTTCACTTAAACCTCACCTGGAATTTTGCCTATCGACTCTGACCTAAGCTTCAATCTAAGTTTTGTTACAGCACGACGCGCTTCTCTAGCCTTAAGCTCTAGCTGGCTAAGTATTTTTTTTGGATCAACCAACTCCCAGTTGGTCGCACCCCAAATAAAACTTCCGTCTTTATGCTCCTGCTCTAGTTCATCTGGGGTAAAAATAAGATTTTGATATGGACATCTGAAGACAAGATTGTTTTGCCTTGCCTCTCTAAGTAAAGGCTCAAGCCCCTTTAGAATCATCTCTCGATTAGACATATATCTCCCTGGTGATAGAACTACTTGACGCTAAATACCTCTGAGAATAGGACGATAAATATTCCAGCAAGTGTCCCGATCAGTATTGCAAAAAACATTGAGGCAAAGCTAACCTCATCTCTTAAAAGCCTTCTCATCCTAGCCCTCAAAGTTAAGTCGGTAGACGCCGAAGGTTTTTTCCGACGCCTACCTATGCGCCTTGCTGAGGATCCATCCGTTATTTTCAACAAGGCAATCCTCTACAATCCAATTCTTGGGATTAGGATCTTGCTAGTCCCTTGGGCTTTTGATTCTTCTCTAATTGCGCGAAGGGCACGAAGAGCGTAGGCGTGGGCAGAGGTCATCTGCTCGCCAGCGTTTGCCATCTTAGCCATGATTTCAAATGACGGATCTACAGCGACCTTTACTTTACCGTCGGAATCGTCAAGTATTGTGATTGTGATCTTTGCCATGTTGTGCGCCTTTCGTTATCAAGTTTGAACATTCGGTATCACCTGATTAAAGGTCATGCAATAGATATTGTTGCATTCCTAGCAACGCCAGGGTAAACAGTTTTGTTATGAACGACGTTGACTTAAGCGAGATATTTGAACGCGCTAAAGAACGCGAAAGACTTGAGCTTGAGGCGGCTGAAAAATTGCCTGCCTTAGAGACTAGATTTTCCCTAAGCCTTGATCAGCAAGTTGAGACAAACGGGAACACTGATGGGCTTGATTCCTCCCTGGGGTCAGGCCTGTCTTCTTCACGCTAGACATCCAATTAATTCATGAGACTATTTAAGTGGGCGTAGCTCAGAGGTCAGAGCGCTTCGATCATGAATAAGAAATGTTCACCGAAGAGGGCGCTGGTTCGAATCCCGCCGCTCGACTAATCTTGTGGCGCGTCTTTGTATAGTTCTTTAAACTCGTCTGCTTCATCTAAGCACACACTACAATCTTCAAAACACTTCTTCCCAAGAGCTTGCGTTGCTTCGTGTTTAAAGCAGTCAGATCTAGAATCAAGCCCATCAGGGTGTGCGTACATAAACTCTAAGGCTTCCTCATACCTTAGAAAGGTTTTTGCAAATAAGTAAGTTTCATCAGAATTCTCATCTGATAATCCTAGAAAATTCATGTATTTTATAATCGATTCAGCGCACTCTTTAGGTGTTCTCATCCGTATCACCTCTTAGTATTTAGAACTCTATCAAGCTCTGCATCACCAGACTTTGTGGTTCCTGCAATGCTACATGTTTGAGAGCCTCCTCCAGAACTAAGAATTTCCCAAGCTTCTTCTTCTGTTTTAGCTTGAACCTCTACTACCCAGATCTCTTGGACAGGCACTTTGAATACGAAGGTTTTCATTTTTCCGACTCCCCAACTTCCCATGGAACATCTGTGTGCTCACTAATAATTCTAAGGTCATGCCCCTCGTGATAACCAATAGACTCCTTGTGTCCAAGCCATGCTAAAAGTTCTTCGTTTGTAGTCCAAACCTTGAAGCCGTAAGCTATTGAACTAGATGCATAGGTAGGTCCATCGGATTTACAGGTGTAGCAAGCGATTCTATAGTCTGTACTCATTAGCTCTCCTTTCGAAAATAGCTAAATATGGACCAACACAAAATCCAAAAGCTAATGATAAAAAGAATGAGAATGAAGTCATCCACTTCGCCTAAATGGATATGCTCTTGAACGGTTGCGATACTTCTTGGTTCAATTAGTTTAAACATAAATCTCCTTACCTATTTAAAGTGTACTGACTGGCTGGAATTACTGTCGTTGGCCCACCGTTGAACGACCATGAAAGAGTTAGACCTTTCCCGTTTGATCCGACAAAAGACTTTAGATGCAGCTTATGATTGCCAGCATTAAGCACAACAGTGCCAGATCTTGCCTGATAGGAATGAACGCCATCGTTATCTATGATCTCAGCGCCATCGATAAATAGCTTAGATCCGTCTTCAGACTCGAGAGTGAAGGTGTAGTTACCAGTTTGTGGAATAACAATCCTGGTACCGCACCTCACACCAAAGTTTGTTTTCAAGTTATCGAACTCTCCTCCAATAAATGGTGTGAACTTATCAGAAGGACTTGATGGAGCGATGTCTATGCTTTCCCAGCGCATGTCATTGTGATGATTAATCTCATCTAGTGAGTCATAGTCTGGTAGCGCTGTGGTGGATGAAGGTAAGGCGTAAACACTACACACGACATTGCCGCGTCCATCAGGTGTGTATGGTCTCTCTACACACGTTGGTGCATTGGTCGTGACGTTTGGTCCTTTGCCGCATGAACAGAGAAGGGTTAGTAGGAGAAGGCTTAAGAGTCTCATTTTTTATTCACGCTTTCACTTGTGTGGACTGTGTTATTTTTCTCGTACTCCAACACGTCTTCAATTCTGTACATCACAGAACTACCGATCTTAACGTAGGCCGGTCCTCGTTTAAGGGATCTCCAGTTAGCAAGTGTCCTCACGTCGTTTGCCCATCTATCTGCAAGTTCTTCTGGTGTTAGCATCTGGTGATTCATATCGATTCCTCTCTGATCATTTCTTTTACGATCTCATCGTAGGGGTTAACGTCTTGGTTGCCTTCAGTTTCGCAGTAGGAAAATACTACGGCCTTCTTCTCCTCAAGACCTGCTCTTGCCCTAATCAATTCGGATCTCTTGTTTGAGTTTACAACCTTCGTATTACAATCCTCGTGTGACTGAGCCCTGATTCTTGTCTCATGGCACTGAGATGGAACATCGTTAACAAGCGTGCACATCAAAAGAACTACGTTATAAAGTGTCATCGTCGTCTCCTAGTTCGATTCGGGTAGCCCTAAGCAGTAGTAAGAGCTCTTTCTTTTTAATCTCAATCAACTCCAAAACCTCTTCAACCGTCATCATGGATGTGTCCATACTACTCCTTGATTTTAAGAATCTTCTTCACTGTCCAAGGGACTGATTCCCATTCAGCAAACTTTAGGAAAGAGAGCCACTGTGTGGCAGTTAAGTTCTGATCACCACGCTCAACCCGGCAAAGAGCCGATTGAATAATCCCAAGGATTGGTGCAAGCTCTACCTGCGTTACCTTCTTTTCTTTCCTAGCAAATCTAACTACTCGCCCTATCTGTACTGCGTTCATGATTACTGCCTTGTGTAGGTGACTGGAGCACCGCCACACGATACGTCCATGTTGTTGCCAGTGATAACGAAGTTACATGTGCGTTGGCCCAAAGGAGCACAGCCCATGGCACCACTGGTTTGCTGTACGTCCATCACAACAACCGTTCCGGCTGGGTGACTGAACTGAAATCTAAGGCCACATCCGCTCTCTGTGCCGATACAGTTGTTGCCAAGGAAGAGAGTACTAGATCCAGCTCTCCACGTTCCACGTGCTGTGTGGTCAGCGCAAGCTTCAGCGACACCGCTATCATTGCCCGATGCTCCATCGCCTGCCTTACCGCAACCTGTGGAGGCTAGAACGATTACGTTTAAGATTAGAATCATGATTAAGTTTTTCATTTTCGTATCCTCTTTCTATTTAAAGTCTTTGAAAGTCTCTTAGTCCTGTATGCCAAGTATTCGATCCTTGAGATCCACCCAAGCTTCAGTGCTGTGAGCATATTCATCTCGGTCAGATCCAAGCGTTTTATTAGCTTCATTTGTGACCTCATGTGTTTTTCAATGATCTGTAATTAGAGTAAGTGATATGACTAATAGAGTCAATAGGATTTATTTGCCTATCCTAACCAGCACTTAACCAGACTTGTTTGAGGGGGGTATTCAGGAAAGTGTCCGGGTACTCAGATTTTGGCTTGCCAAATCGTTTCCCCGGTTATCTTATCCGAGTTGCAGCTAGAATTAAGATGGTCAATAAGTTTCATATCTGAAACGAAAACTCCATCTATTTTTATAGCAAACAGTAATAATTTTTATCACTGAACCATATCACATCCTACTTGGAGCATCATGCGATCTAATGCCAACTTCGTCTCGGTCAATGTTCAAATCACAGAGAACTTAAAAGACTTTAAGGGGTCCTCTCTCAAGGTAGCGATCTATTTACTAGACAAGGTTCCTCGTGTATTCCCAAAGGTCTGCACTATCGCCAAAGATTGTGGGTTGAGTAGAGCTACAGTCTTTAGGGCATTGAAGCTCTTGAAAGAGAAAAGGGTCATAAAGACTGAGCGCTTTTATCGACAATCTAATGTATACCGTTTTAATCCAGATCTACTTCGAGGGAAATTGAGACTCATGCACAGACAGTTTAGTGACACCATGTCATCCCATAAAAGACACATAGCTAAAATCCTTGGCCGTAGATTTTATGACGCGGGTAGGGTCTCAAAATGTGACCCGCATAATAAGAACAAAGAAACAAAGAAAGATAGATATATGTCTTTTTCTTTTAAAAACAGGAACAAAGGCTACGGATTGGTTCCGTTGGCTAGCGTGATTTAGGTTTGGAGTTTAAATGGGAAAACACGTTTGGTCTAAAACACTGAGATGCAAAAAAGGCCTTGGAGTGGGCAAATGAGCGAAAAACAACATTGGATCAAAGTACATATGCCTGGGATGAAGCTGTATTGTGATGCTTGCTACACGGTGTATGAGCCGACACTACCGTGTTCAATAAATACTATCCTGGCCATTATGGCTATTTTTCAAAAAGAGCACAAAGACTGTGGGCAAAATTACCTTCGATGAGATCAAGGAATTTATGCATAATCTCTGGAATCATTGCATCAGAGTTCAGGGTAGTGAAAACAGAAGCTGGATTACTTGAGGCAAGCTTTGCTATTGAGCAGAACCAAACACTCCACGATGGACGTGTGATTGTGAACACTCATCTCTGTAAACTTATAGGTGATAGAGTACAAGAGTTGTCTAAACTTGCTATAGGTTTGAGAGTGTCTCTTGAAGGCACGATACGCAAGATCCCTGAGTCTTCACGCTGCTTCATCGAGACCTTTACAATCCATGTGGACCGACCGAGTATTTGACTATGGAACTTAAATTCACACTCCCTGGTCTACCCAAGATGACTAACCCATCAGGTGCCAAGTCCACCCACTGGCGAGTGATTAAAGCTGAGCGAGACCTTTGGATGGTTAGCGTCTGCAACATGGTTAAGTATCTGGGTAAGATAGGCGTGCCTTTGCCTGAGAGCCCTTTAAAGAAGGCAAGGCTTACCCTAACCCGCCATTCCTCAGTCTCGCCCGATCCTGACGGCCTTGTGAGCGGATTTAAGGCTATTGTGGATGGACTTGTGTTAGCAGGCGTTCTTGAAAACGATAGGTTCTCAAACATAGGCATGCCAGATTACCGCTGGGTCAAAGCAAAGAAGGGTGAGGGCATGGTAACAATTTTAGTTGAATGGGAGATTTCAAATGACTGAAGATGAATTGAATAAGGCAGCTGAGTTCTACGCCAATAGCATCAAAGGGAAGATCGAAAAGGATCTCATGATCTATGGTGCGGCCTACGTAAGGTATTCCGTGAATAGCAAGGGTGAAGCAATGTGCGATCACATCTCCCCTGATGACCTAGTACTTGAAGCTAAAGGGATTGAATCAGCTTTACTTCTAAAAGCTAATCCACAACCCCTTGACTGATCGTTGCCTTTTCCGCACTATCAGGATTAATGACAACTCAGCATGAAATGCAGCAATTGACCCCAGCAGAATACGTGATCCATGTCTTTGGCGGTGTAAGAGCCACTGCCTTGGCGATAGGGCGAAACGCTTCCTCCGTTTGCAAGTGGACTAAATCCAAAGCTAAACATGGCCTTGACGGTAAAATCCCAAGCTCTCTCCAAAAGACTGTCCTCGAAGTAGCTAAGAAAAGGAAGCTTGATATAAAAGCTCAAGATCTTATTTATGGACGAAGGGTTTTAGTCAAGAACAAGCGCGTAAAGATTGAGTGAATTGGTATTTAAAAACGATTTAGTCAACTCAAATAAATGGCTTAGATCGTGTAGTATGGAATTAAAGGGGGGTTCGGATGAGGGGAAAGCCGCCTAGGTATCCAATCAAAGATTTAGAAATAGGGCAAACTCTTTGCTTGGAATGGGAAAGAGATGAGTCAGGCGCTATTATCCGAGTGTCTCAATTGCGAAAGATCGTGAATGAATTTTGCCGTATCTATAAGCGGAAGTTCAATAAGACCGCATCCCCATATGGCTTGATTGTCACAAGGATTGAATGATGAATCTAAGATACACCAAAGACCAACGAGATAGATTTGGCACCTTCACTAGATCAAAGAACTCAATGGAGATGCTATGCACCAACGTAGCCAATGGCGAATCTCTTATCTCTATCGCAAAGAAAATCGATCTCCCTTACGGCTGGATCTACAACTGGGTTAGAAAAGATCAGGATCGCAATAAGCAGTATCTAGAATCCCTTCAGGCTAGGAACGAATGGATGAAACAAACTGTGCTTGATGAGCTTAAAGCTCTCGGCACATCTGACGTTCGAAAGCTCTATGACGATAAGGGTGCCCTACTGCCCCCTAATCAATGGCCTGATGAGATGGCCAAGTCCATTTCCTCAGTTGAGTCGGCTGAGATCTTTGAATACGAAGGCCCAACCAAGGTTCATGTGGGCGACACAAAGAAGGTAAAGCTTTGGGATAAGAACAGATCGCTTGAGTTAATTGGTAAGTCTATGGCTCTCTTTACAGAGAAGCATGAGGTAGCGGGGAAGGTTACGCTCGAGGACTTATTGACTGCAAGTGCACAGGGGGAAGCTAGTGCGAAGGAAGATAAAGCCAAAGAAGAAGAAGAGGACCCAGACCAGCTCGATTGATTTTCTGGTCTATGAGTTCTTTATGAGCCTTGCTTACTATGTCCTTTGCCATAACTGGAAGAGACGCAAGTGAGGCAGTTCTATGAAGGTCTGATCATAGCAACGATCATTGCTTTAGGCTTCCTTGCATTGGCTGAGATTTCAAAGATCATCGCTCAATGAATCAAAAACAATTAGATGCAGCACGCAGGATCAAGGCTTACCGCGAGAACCCAGTGCTCTTTGTCTATGAGCAGTTTAAGGTAGAGCCAGATCTCTGGCAGTTAGACGCACTGAATGCTGCTGGCGGCCCATATAACCCAAGGCGTAGGCTTGCACTCAAAGCGTGTACTGGTCCTGGTAAGTCAGCAGTCCTTGCCTGGCTTGGCTGGCATAGGCTTAGCTGCTTTGGACATAAGGGTGAGCATCCAAAAGGTGCAGCAATCTCAGGAGAAGGCCGTGACAACCTAAGCGATAACCTGTGGGCTGAGCTTGCCAAGTGGCAGGGTAGGTCAGATTTCTTATCCTCTATGTTCACATGGAATAAAGAGCGCATCTTCTCAAACGACTTCCCTGAAACCTGGTTCTTATCTGCCAGGTCCTACGCCAAAGACGCTGATGCCGAAGCTGTAGGTCGTTCACTCTCTGGTCTTCACTCCCCATATCCCTTTGCTCTCTTGGATGAGATTGGCGATATGCCTATTACTGTAGGACAGAAGGCCTCTCAGATATTCACAGGCCATGTGATTGACGGAATGATCGCAGGCGCTGGTAACCCCACATCCACAAGCGGACTACTCTATAACGTATGCACCGTGGGAAATGAGCTCTGGGTAGTGATCACAATCACAGCCGATCCAGACGATCCAAAACGTACACCGCGCGTGGATGTGACGCATGCACGAGAGCAGATCGCACTCTACGGACGGGACAACCCATGGGTCATGGCAACAATCCTTGGCCTATTCCCCCCAACATCCACCAACGCTCTACTTGGCCCTGATGAAGTGGAAGCTGCAATGCGAAGGAATTATCATGATGAAGATTATGCAAACGCACAGAAGCGCTTAGGCGTTGACGTAGCCAGATTTGGTGGGGACCGAACTATTCTATTCCCAAGACAAGGCCTTGTCGCATTTCGCCCAGCTGAGATGCGGGGAGCAAGAACTCCAGAGATAGCCACACGCATTGCTCTTGCTAAAGCCAAGTGGGGATCTGAGTTGGAATTTATCGATGGCACTGGCGGTTGGGGCGCTGGTGTTATCGATAGTCTGATCCAGTCAGGCTACTCACCGCACGAGATTAGCTTCTCAGGCAAAGCCATTGACCCACGTTATCTCAATAAACGTGCTGAGATGTGGTTCTCCATGGCCGAGTGGGTTAAGCGTGGTGGAGCGTTGCCCAAGATCCCTGAGCTTGTAAAAGAGCTCACCGCACCGAAGTACTACTTTCATAAAGGTAAGTTCCAGTTAGAAGAAAAGGACATGATTAAGCGAAGGCTTGGCTTCTCACCTGATATGGCAGATGCACTATGCCTCACGTTTGCTATGCCTGAAATGCCATCGATGAAAAGCATTCACCCCTCTCTTGAAAGAAAGAAGAACCAAACGCTTCACGAGTTTGATCCCAATCGCGATACAAGTACGTAACGCTACGCGTGTTGCGAAAATCCTTGAGTTGACGATTAGGGATAGTGGGCTCGATAATAATAGGCATGTTTGAAAACTTCCAACTCTTGGCCACTGGATTAAATGTAGAACCTCTACTCAAGTCCATTCAGGCAAAACCAGAGTTGTGGAGTGAAATCACCGCACGACAAACGACCACAGGCTCTCCTCATATCGACACCGAATCCATCTTCTTGCGCTGGTGTAAAACCCAGACTGTTGATGCCGTATTCACTGAGATACCCGCCGTCGATTATCCGGCAATTGAGCTACTTCCAGAGGCAAAGGAACTGATCTCAGGTTTGCTAGCATCGGTAGGATCTACCGAACTTGGGCGTGTGCTGATTGTCAACCTTAAGCCTGGTGGAGAGATCTCTCCTCACGAAGATCAAGGTGCCTATGCTGATTACTATGAGCGCTTTCATATCTGTCTTGAATCAAAAGACCAAAACATTTTCTACTCAAAACTAAGTGATCATGGCGGAGAGTTCGTTCACATGGCACCAGGTGATGCATGGTGGTTCAACCACAAGGCACCACACTACGTTGCAAACCACAGCGATGCTCCACGAATTCATTTGATCATTGATGCTGTGGCACCAGAGTTCAGGGTGGAGCGATGAAGTACTCACTTGAGGTAGCAACACGTGAGTTGATGTCTGAGATGATTCCTCTCTTTGATATCCACTATAAGCAGATTGCTCACTATCAGGACATCCCTCTCAATCCAGACTACGATAGATACCTCATGATGCAGGATGCTGGAATGCTACGTGTGTTCACCGCAAGATCTGAAGACGACTCTCTTGTTGGTTATTCCGTCTTCTTCATCAACCACAACATCCATTACAAAGACTCACTGCAAGCAGTCCAAGACATTCTATTTATCCATCCAAACCACAGAGGTGCAGGTGGACGATTGATCAAATGGTGTGATGAGGCGCTGGCTGAAGAAGGAGTTCAGGCCGTCTATCACCACGTGAAGGCAGCTCATAACTTCGGTCCGTTACTTGAGCGCATGGGATACGAGCTCGTTGATTACATTTATGCACGGAGGCTAGATTAAAATGGGGATCACCGCAGCTATCGCAACGGTTGCCGTTGCGGCTGGCTCTACGGCTTATTCGATCAACCAATCCAATAAGCAAAAGGATGCAGCTAAAGCTAATATCGAGCAGCAAGAGTCTAGACAGAAGAAGCTTGAAGACGATGCTAAGGCTCGTGCTGCAAACGAGGAGAGCTTGGCCGCCACTCAAGCCGCACGAGATGCAGCTGGTAAACGCACAAGGCTTGCCGCCGCAAACAATCAAGGTCGCAGTAGCACCATCTTAACTTCACCGCTTGGAATTACAGGCGACGCCGCAGCTCCTCAGACCGGCGGAAAGACGTTACTAGGACAGTGAAAGAAACAAAGAGACAGAAGTATGAGATCCTAAGGGCTCAGCTTGAGCTTGAGGCAAGTTCCTTCCGCACTCATTGGGGTGATCTATCGGACTTTATCTTGCCAAGGCGCTCACGCTTCAACACATCTGACGTTAACCGTGGCGATCGCAGGAACCAGAAGATCATTGATTCAACTGCAACCCTTGCTGCACGCACTCTTCAGGCCGGTATGATGAGTGGTGTGACCTCACCTGCTAGACCATGGTTCAGGCTCACTACCCCTGATCCAGATCTTTCCGAATCAAACAACGTGAAGGTCTATCTCCATGACGTAACTCAGCGCATGAATAATGTTTTTTTGCGCTCCAATATCTATAACATCTTCCCCACTCTCTATGGTGACCTTGGCGTGTTCGGCACCGCTGCCATGTCGATTGAAGAGTCGTTCAATGGAAGCGTGATCCACTGCACATCCTTTCCCATTGGTTCTTACCGCATAGCCAAAGACTATATGGGTAGGGTCAACACGTTCTCTCGTGACTTTAAGATGACCGTACGCCAACTCATCCAGCAGTTCGGCAAGAAGGACATGACCACTGGAACAATCGATTGGTCTATCTTTAGTCTTACGGTCAAGAACCTCTATGAGCGTGGTGACTACGAACAATGGATTGACGTGCGTCATATCATCTGTCCCAATGAAGACTATGATCCGAATAAACTTCATTCAAAATACAAGAAGTTTGAGAGCTGCTACTACGAGTCTGGTAGCGGTAGTGCCGCAAGTGTTGGCGACGATTATATGGATAAGTATCTTCGCCAATCTGGATACGATTACTTCCCCATTCTTGCACCAAGGTGGGAAGTCACAGGTGAGGATACATACGGGACTAGTTGCCCAGGGATGGTAGCGCTTGGCGATATTCGCCAGCTTCAAACTGGTGAACGTCGCGGAGGCCAAGCCCTTGAGAAGATGATCAACCCCCCAATGGTTGCTCCTACTTCTATGATGAATTCCAAGAGCTCGATCTTGCCTGGTGACATTAACTACGTTGATGTGCGTGAAGGTAACCAAGGCTTTAGACCAGCTCACATCGTTGACCTTCGTCTTGACCTACTTGAACAGAAGCAGCAACAGATTAGACAGAGAATTCAAAAAGCATTCTACGAAGATCTCTTTCTTATGCTTGCCAATGACACACGTTCAAACATCACGGCTCGCGAGATCGATGAACGCCATGAAGAGAAGCTCTTGGCCCTTGGCCCTGTGCTTGAGCAGCTTGGGCTTGACGTGCTTGATCCAGCAATCGACATCACCTACGACATTATGAATAGGCAAGGACTCTTGCCTCCTCCACCAGAAGAGCTTCAGGGTGTGTCACTCAAGATCGAATACATCTCAGTCATGGCCCAGGCTCAGAAGCTTGTTGGCCTTGCAGGCATTGAGCGCTTTGCAGGCTTTGTAGGTCAGCTTGCCGCTGCATCACCAGCTGTCATGGATAAGGTTGATACGGATCAGATGGTTGATGAGTACGGGGATGCATGTGGCATCTCGCCAAAGATTGTTAGATCCGATGAAGACGTTCAAGCAATGAGACAACAACAGGCCGAAGCTCAAGCTGCCCAACAAAAGGCAGAGATGATCAAGACCGGAGCAGGTGCTGCAAAAGATTTAAGTCAAGCAAACATGGATGGCGACAACGCACTAACTAGAATCATTGATCAGGCCAACGCAGGCGCTGGTTCTTAAAAGGGGAGCATGAGTAAGCCACTAGTCACCAATGCAGCAAACGAATCCCAGGTCAAAGAGGCAGGCTCTAAGATCAAGGATCTTCGCATGCAAGAGCTTAACGACATGAGGGCAATTCTTTCTATGCCTCAAGGCCGAAGGTTCGTATGGCGCTACTTAACTCATTGCAAAGTATTTCAGTCCACATTCAACCATAGCGGATCAATCACTTCGTTCAACGAGGGGATGAGAAACGTAGGGCTCATGATGCTCTCTGATGTGAATGACGCAAGCCCAGAATCTTATTTAACCATGATGAAAGAATCTAAGGAGAATTAAAGATGTCTACAGAATTAGCGAAAGCACCAGCACAGGAACAACCGAAAGCTGAAGCATCCGCACAAGTATCGGCCACAGAAACAAAGGTAGAGGCTCAATCGGCGCAAGTCGAAGCAGCTCCTGCCTCAAAGGAAGTGGCAGATAAAACCCAGGAAAGTAAGAACCCTGCTGAAGGGCAAACGGTTGTGCCTGAGAAGTATGACCTAAAGCTTAAAGAGGGCTCGCTTCTGGATGCCGCGTACGTTGAGAAGGTTACTGCCTATGCAAAAGAGCACAAGCTTTCAAACGAACAAGCGCAAGCGCATCTGGATCGTGAGACCGGCGCAGTCGCCGCTTACATGGAAGGGGCAACGCAGAAGTTAAAGCATCAGGCTGATGTTGAGTGGCCAGCGATGGCTAAAGCTGATCCAGAGATTGGTGGAGAGGCGTTCAATAAAAACGTCGAGATCTCTCACCGAGTGCTGGCTAAGTACGGCTCACCCAAACTGATGGAGGAACTGAACAACACAGGATTCGGCAATCACCCTGAACTAATCCGCGTGTTTTCAAAAATAGGAAAGATGATGACAGAAGACCAGCTTGTTATGCCAGGGGCAGTACAGGGATCGGGGCAGAAAAGTATGGCTGATGTCTTCTATGGTTCAACAACTAATAAATAAAGGGGCAGAAAAATGGCATTATTAAATGCAAACGCATTGACGCTTACAGATTGGGCAAAGCGTCTTGATCCAGATGGTAAGGTTCCAAGCATCGTAGAACTCTTGTCGCAAACCAACGAAGTTCTTCAAGACATGCTCTTCATGGAAGGTAACCTTCCTACTGGTCACAGAACAACTGTGCGCACAGGACTACCAGCTGTAGCGTGGCGCTTGATTAACCAAGGTGTTCAACCTTCTAAGAGCACGACCGCTCAAGTTGATGAAGCTTGCGGCATGCTTGAAGCATGGTCTGAAGTTGACGTAGAACTTGCAAAACTCAATGGTAATTCCGCTGAGTTTCGTTTGTCTGAAGGCTATGCATTTCTTGAGGCAATGAACCAAGAGATGGCATCGACCTTGTTCTACGGTAACTCAAGTATCTCGCCTGAAGAGTTCACTGGATTGTCTGTCAGATACTCTTCGGTCACTGCAGCAAACGGTCAGAACATCGTATTAGGCGGCGGTTCTAGTGGAGCAACGGACACCATGTCCATCTGGCTCATCTGTTGGGGTGCAAACACCATTCACGGTATCTTCCCTAAAGGATCTAAGGCAGGCCTTGAGCATGCAGATCACGGCGAAGTCACTGTTGAAACGACTGCTGGTATTGCTGGAACGCGTATGCGCGCATTCCAAGATCAGTGGACTTGGAAGACTGGCATCGCTCTCCGTGACTGGAGATACGTTGTCCGCGCTCCGAACATCGATCTATCCAGTGACAACGCTGACTACATCGACATTATGACTAAGATGTATCACCGCATCTTGAATCCAGGCATGGGCAAGTGCGCGTTCTATATGAACCGCACTGTACGTCAACGTCTGGATCTCTTGAGACGGGCTGACGTATCGGCTGGCGGCGGATTGACCTACGACAACGTGGACGGAAAGATCGTACCTGCGTTCCGTGGAATCCCAATCCGTGTTTGCGACTCTCTTGTTGAGAGCGAAACTGGAATTCCAACGTCTTAACTAAGATAGAATAAGGAGAAATAATATGTACGTAGATGCATTGAATCTATTCTCGAATCAGCAAGCTGTTACTGCAGCAGCTGCTTCGACGAGCTCAATTGACTTGGCTTCTGTGCGCGATATCGGCACAGGCGAACCGCTTTACATCGTAGTCGTGGTCTCGACAACCTTGACTGACGGTGGAAGTAACACCAGCACCGCAGTGGCATTAGAGGGTGACTCGACCACTACCTTCACACCCGATGGAACTAGAACTTTGTTTTCGTTTGCAAAGGATGCTGTTGCAGGAACGATGAAGATTGCAAGACTTACACCAGGTGAGGACCCACTACAGTATCGTTATATCCAGCTTAAGTACACACCAGCTGGCGCTAACTTAACTGGCGGAGCATTCACCGCATTCATCACGACAGATGTACAGAAGTACACTGCGTTTGCTGATGCAATCACGATCTCATAAGGAGTTAGTTTCATGAAAGTACAGGCGATTAAACTTGGTTACTACGATCACAAAAGAAGGCGTGTAGGCGAGATTTTCGAAATTAAGAAGGGCGTGATTCCATCTAAAATATGGATGAAGGTTCTCTCTGAAGACGAAGAGGAAGCTGAAGTGTCTGGTGAAGAAGTGCATGAGCACAAGGCCAAAGGCCATGGAAAGCACAAGCACGGAAAGCACATGTCGTCAGGTAACGAGGAAGTCATCTGAGTATCTGGGGGCCAGGGATAACTTTTCTGGCCCCCGTTCTCATTGGGGGATCAAATGGCAGATGCAGTAGCAACACGAGTCATATCGGAAACAGCAAGTCACCTAGTTCTTCACTTCACCAACATCTCAGATGGCACTGGTGAGGCAGCTGTGATTAAGGTCGATAAATCTACCTACCTTGCACCAGATGGCGCAGAGCCTGCTTCTTTGGATATTGAGAAGGTGCAGTGGAATACGGATGGCATGCAGGTCCGTGTGCTCTATGACCACACAACAGATGACCTAGCACTTGCTCTTTCTGGAATGGGGGACCTTGATTTCTCAAGGCCTCCAGCAGTTCCAGGTGTATTTGGCGGTCAGCTTAAAGATCCACGCTCTACTGGTGGAACTGGCGATATCTTGTTTACAACCTCTGGACACACGTCTGGAGATACGTACAACGTAACTCTTTGGCTAAAGAAGCAATCTAACTAGAGGTGACCTATGGCATCTCCTACTGAGATTAGTAACCTTGCCATCTCGCATCTTGGGATAGCCAAGGTCATTGGCAATCTTACGACTGAGCACAGTGCTGAGGCACAGAAGTGCAGGATATTCTACGAACAATCAGTTAAGGCCACACTTCGTGATGGCTACTGGCCGTTTGCCAGGAAGTTTGTAACGCTTGCGCTAATCGAAGAGGACCCTACTGAAGAGTGGGCTTACTCGTATCAGATGCCATCGGATTGCCTATTCTTTAAAAGGATCTTGAGTGCCACGAGAAACGACACAAGGCAGTCCAGGGTGCCGTATTTAGTTGGACATGGGGATGCGGGGACGCTGATCTACACGGATCAAAATGAAGCTCAAGCTGAGTACGTAGTCTACGTCTCTGACACCAATCGTTATCCTACGGACTTCATGATGGCCGTATCTTTTAGACTTGCTTCATACATTGCACCAGCCCTTACTGGCGGGGATCCATTCAAGCTTGGCGCTCGAGCATACCAGGCCTACCAGATGGAGATTGGCATGGCGCGCGCTAACTCTAAGAACGAAGAGCAGGTTGATGAAGAACCTGAATCAGAATTTACAAGGTCGAGATAATAGATGACCACACTATCTCAAAGAAGCTTTGCTGGCGGGGAGATTACCCCTTCGCTCTATGCAAGATGCGATACGGTAAAGTATGGTACTGGGCTTCGCACGATGAGGAACTTCATCCTCATGAGGCATGGTGGAGCGGCTAGTCGCCCAGGCTCAAGACTTGTTTGTGAAGTAAAGGACTCAAGTAAAAGGGTAAGGCTCATTCGTTTTGAGTTCAACGCTGAGCAAACGTACATGCTTGAGTTTGGCGAAGAGTACATGCGGGTCATTCGCCAGGGCGTGCAACTCACCGACCTTACACTTACGATCACAGGAGTCACGAACGCCAACCCCGCTGTTGTTTCCTACACGGGCACTGATCCAGTGAATGGTCAGGAAGTTCAAGTCTCAGGTATCGTTGGTGCAATCGGCACCTATCTCAACAATAGGAACTTTAAGATCGCAAACGTGAATGGTGGAGCGAATACGTTTGAACTTGATTATATGGACGGATCAAACGTCAACTCCACAGCGTTTGGTGCCTATACATCAGGCGGCACCGCCCTTCGTGTGTATGAGATTGAAACGCCATATGCTGAAGGCGATCTCCCCGACATTCAGTTCGTTCAGTCAGCCGACGTTATTACTCTAGTGCACCCAGGCTATCCACCAATGGAGCTTTCTCGCACAGGTCATACGAGCTGGACGCTGACGACTGCTGAGTTCGTGCCAGACACTGCAAGGCCAAACGGCGGATACTATGCTTCTATTACTGCCGGAGCAAACACCTATAAATGGCGAGTCACGGCAATTGATCCAGAGACTGGTGAAGAGTCTCTCCCAGGCTATGAGGCAAGCCTTGTAATTAGTGCCGCAACCCAAGCAAGCCCAGTTGTTGTGACTGCCGTTGGCCAAGACTATCAAGAGGGTGACGAAGTTTTTATTACTGGCGTCGTTGGGATGGATGAATTGAACGATAGAAAATTCATCATAAAGAATGAAGTCGGCAATACATTCGAGCTCTTTGATGTTGATGACCCTGCAACGCCAATCGATGGCACAGGTTACTCTGCTTATGTATCAGGAGGAACTGTAGCTGGAACATACATCAGAGTTGATAATGCTGCAGTAGGCACTCCGGCGGATCCAAACGAAGTGCACTGGGTTGGCATCCCTGGGATTAAGTCTTACAATGTTTACCGCGCGGTAAACGGAGTTTTTGGATATCTTGGCACAGCGGATACAGATTTCTTTGAAGATATCGGAAATGACCCTGACGTGACAGATACCCCCCCATCTGACCGAAATCCATTTGTCGATACGGGTAACTATCCATCTGCTGTGACGTACTACCAGCAGCGTTTGGGCTTTGCGAACACTGACCTTAATCCAGAGAAGATCTATTTCTCAAGATCAGGCATGTTCCATAACTTCACCGTAAGCGCTCCAATTCAAGACGATGACGCTGTGACTTTCACTATGGCAGGCCGTCAGGTCAATGAAGTGCGCCACATGCTAGACCTTGGAAGGTTGCTAGTCCTCACAACTGGAGGCGAGCACGCAATCTTTGGCGATGCTGCAGGCGTATTAAAGCCAGGTGAAGTAAGCCCTCGTCAGTTGTCTTATAATGGGTCAAGTGTTGTTGCTCCAATCGTGATTGGCACCAATGCGCTATACATCCAAGCACGTGGATCGATTGTGCGTGACTTCACCTTTGATGAGATCAAGGGCTCAACCGGCACGGATCTCACAATATTTTCTGCCCATCTCTTTGACGGCTACCAGATAATGGACTGGGCCTATCAACAAATACCTCACTCCATTGCCTACTCTGTGCGCGATGACGGCATCCTTCTTGGCTTGACCTACGTGCGTGAGCAGGAGCTCATTGGCTGGCATAGGCACGATACGGACGGCTTGTATGAGAACGTGTCCTCAATTCCTAATGGCGATGAAGATACGGTCTATACTGTGGTCAATAGAGTGATTGATGGGTCAACTAAAAGATTCATCGAATACTTTGAGACAAGAAGAGTGGATGATATTAGGGACTATGTCGGGGGGGATTCCACCCTCAGTTATGATGGCAGAAACACGTCTGGCACAACGATGACTCTCTCTGGCGGCACCACATGGTCCAACCTTGAAACTCTGACTCTGACCGCAAGTACATCATTCTTCACTGCAGCTGACGTGGGAAACGCAGTATTTCTCAATACGATTGATGGGGATATCATACGCTTCTCAATCCTAGCCTACTCAAGTGGAACGGTTGTGACGGGTAGTCCGCATAAGATTGTGCCCGTAGGACTTCGCAATGCTGCAACCCTATCGTGGTCCAAGGCAGTGGATGAAGTGACAGGACTTTGGCACTTGGAAGATAAAGACGTTGTGATCTTAGGTGACGGCAATGTCGTTGCAAGCCCAAACAATCCATCAAACGTGGTCTATACCGTATCAAATGGATCAGTCACTTTAGACAGGCCATATGCTGTGATCCACGTAGGGCTTCCGATTACCTGCGACATTGAGACGCTAGATATCGATTCACCAAACGCTGAGACCTTGGCTGATAAGAAGAAGATTGTTCAATCGGTTACGATCCATGTTGAGAAGTCTCGTGGCATCTGGGTTGCGGCGAAAGCTCCTGACTCTGACGCAATAGATCTAGACCTGTTTAACGAAGTTAAAATTCGTGATGAAGAGGGATACGAAGATCCTGTTTCCTTGGCAACCGGCACAGTTGATGTCAACATTAACGGGCAATGGAATTCAAATGGAAGGATCTTCATCAGGCAAGTAGATCCGATTCCTCTCTCAGTTCTGGCCGTATCGCCTGCTGGGATGTTTCCATTTAGAAAATTAGGGGGATGATATGGGTGCCACAGCATCAATAGGTGGAGCTGCACTTTCGGCTGGTAGCAATGTAAGTAGCGCCTACTCCCAGGCAAACGCTCTTAAAATGCAGGGCGATTACCAGAAGAGCCAGTATGAGCAGAATGCAAGGATCGCTGAGATCCAAGAAAAAGACGCGATTGCTCGCGGAGACAGAGAAGCACTTGCCGTTAAGAAGAAGGTAAAGGGTGTTATCGGTGCTCAGCGTGCGGCCATGGCAGCTCAAGGCATTGAGATCAACGATGACTCAGCCCTTGATATCCAGGCCGATACTGCAGCCGCTGGCGCTGAAGATGTGCTGACCGTTAAGAACAACGCCTGGCGTGAGGCTTGGGGCTATAAGGTTCAGGCAAGTAACTACAATGCTCAAGGCTCTTTTGCTCAGATGGCTTCAAAGAATCAGGCAAAGAACACTCTTCTCACCGGCGGTCTTCAGGCGGTGAGCTCTGGTTTGCAAGGGTATAAATCTTATTCAAGGGGTTAATCGTGCCTACAGTTCCTAGATATGGCGATCAAAGAGTAGGTTTACAGGGGTTACCTAACGCAAGAGTAAGTGTAGATGCACCACTTGAGGCCTTTGGTGGAGGACAGTCTGCAGCTCAAGTCTCTCAGGCCACTGAGCAGGTTGGTCGTGTTGCCGTAGATCTTGCCATGCAGGAAAAGCAAAAGGCTGACGACACTGCAACACAAGAGGCCTACGCCAAGACGATTAGAGAAAAGAATAGACTCATGTACGACACCGACCAGAACGATCCTGGTGCGGCCATGAAGAAGGGTAAGGACTCTTTTGGCACGGTTGATGAGTACGGGGGTAAGTATCAAAAGTTTAATGACGATGTAGAGGCAAGCCTTGCAAACGACACACAGCGTGCGATGTTTAAAAAGATCAGACTCTCTCAAGAAAATGATCTAAACGAATCACTTCAGCGCCATGTCTTTGCTGAATCCCGTCAGTTTGAAGAACAGACTTTTAAGAGTGGGGTTGCAGCGGCTCGTGAAGATGGGGTTTTGAACTATCAAAAGCCAGGCTCTGTTGACCGAAGTCTTGCCGACCAACGTGCACTTATCATCGACAATGCTCAGAGAAATGGACTGCCTCCTGAAGTTGTGAAGATGCAGCTTGCCGAAGCGTCATCCAAAACTCAATCCACAATCGTTGAGCGCATGCTTGCCAACGGACAAGACCTTGCGGCTAAGAACTACTTTGACAGTACGAAAGATCAGATGACCTCTCAGGATGTGGTTCAGCTTGAGAAGGCGGTTGAAGAGGGGTCTATCCGTGGCGAGTCTCAGCGTAAGGGAGATGCATTTTGGCTTCAGTCTGGTGGAGATTTAAAGGTAGCGCTTGGTTCTGCAAAGAAGATTGAAGATCCAAAAGTTCGTGAAGCAACAGAGCACAGGCTAAGGCAGATGGCCTCTGATGCCAGTGCCGCTGAACGCCAGAGTGAAGAGAAGTATTTTAATCAGGCAGCTGACATTGCTGAGCAGACCCAGGAGCGTCCTAACGCTGTGATCTGGGCCAACCTAAATCTTGGCCAGCGCAACGCCATTGACAATAGGATTGAGCAGTTAAAGAAAGGCATTGAAGCCGAGCCCAATGGTGAGGAGTATTATAACCTACGCACCATGGCTTCAACCCCTCAGACTAAAGAGCGGTTCCTTCAAACTGATATACGACAATTCATGGCAAAGATGACCAAGCAAGAGACTCATCAATTGATTGAGCTTCAGGCTGGCATGCGTTCAAACGATCCTAGTTCTCTTAAGACTCTTGATGGGTTTAGGGGTGACGCGCAGATTGTAAATGATACCCTTCTTGCTGCAGGCGTTGACCCCACTCCAAAGGCTGGATCAAACGATGCAAAGAATGTTGCCCTCTTTAGACGCCAGGCTGATGACCAGCAACGTGCATTGCAAGAGAAGCTAGGACGCAAGGCAACCAATGAAGAGATGCAGGCCATTGTCGATAACCTTATTGTAAAGGGCGTTACTTCAAAGGGATGGTTGTGGGATACGAAGAAGTCAGCCTACCAACTTACCTCTGGTGAGACGATCGAAGTCTCAGCCAAAGACGTTCCACGCGGTGACAGGATTAAGATCGAAGAAGCGCTTAGGAAGAATAATAGGCCGGTTACGGATAAGGCCATCTCAGATCTATATAATCGAAAAATTCAAAAGATGGTCACAAGTGATCAGTACTAAGGCAAGGGTAGGTCTATGGCACCGATAAATGAATACGATGACATGCTAGCCGAAGGTGCGCCTGTAGTTAAGGCTAACGAGTACGACACCATGGTAGCCGATGACTTGAGTGTAAAGAAGTCAGCCCTTAAGCAATCGATGTTCGTTGCTGAAAAGGTAGAGCCAGATCGTCAGGCAAAGGTTCTTGAGATATCAAAGAAGATGAACCTTCCCTCATCCATTGTTGAGCGAAACTACGATACGTTGTCTCAAGCACAACCTGGCACGAGCACAGACTATGATGAGTTGATTGAGAAGTCGCCTAAGACTGCTGGCTGGTTAGAAGATACGAATAATGCAGGTGTTGCAAGAGATGACATAGGTAACCTAAGAGAGACTGAACGTGCGGTTCAAGACCACTCGATGCTCTCCATGATGTACTCCTCTTTAAACTCAGGGCTTGCCTCTATGTATGGGAGTGTGGCCCGTGTGCCAGCACTTGCCTATGACGTAGCAGCTGTGCCTCAGAACCTTGTGGCAAAGGCCGCTGGTCGTTCTGATCTCATGGTTAAGTCCCCTGACTGGGCAATCAATAACCCTGTGGCAAAGTATTATGACCGCGCAGCTGAAGCCTTTAAAACTCCTGAGATGGACCGAAGCATTACAAATGAGATATCCCAAGGAAACTATAAGCGCGCAGGAATGACGCTTGCCGCTCAGTTTGCAGCAAATGCGCCTCAGCAGGCAGCAATCATTGCAGGCACGTTACTTGGCTTTGGTGTTCCTGCACTAGTAGGTGCTGGCGTTACAACTGCTTCCTCTTCTAACCAAGATAACCGTGAGGCAGGAGTTGACCCACTCACTGGCACGCTCAACGCTGTATCTAAGGGTGCAATTGAATCCTCGTTTGAAAGCCTTGGAACATTCGGTCTACTTAAGAGTTGGGAGAATGCGATTGCCAAAGAGTATGGAAAGCAAGTCTCAACTGAAGTCTTTAAGGACTTTGCCAAAACACTTCTCTACACAGGCGCAGGTGAGGCAAACGAAGAAGCCCTAACCTCTGTTGCACAAGACCTTACTGATTACATTACAGGCGTAAACCCTGATGCACTTGAAGGCATAGGACAGCGAGCGCTCGATTCTTTTATTATTGGTGGAGCATCTGGCGGAGCAATGACTGCACCTAGTGCCATTGGTGCTGGTTTATCTCGTGGTGCTAAGATCAGGAACTCGACACTCACTCGTGATTTCTATCTCTCGCTTGGCAATACAGCGGCGGCATCAAAGCTCAGAGAGAGGTTGCCTGAAGCTCAAAGGCAGTACGTTGAGAACATCACAAAGGACTCACCAGTTGAGAATCTCTACATCTCAACAGAGGCAATCGATACATACTTCCAGTCAAAGAAGATAAACCCGACTAAGGCGATGCAAGACATCGGCACACTCGATGCGTACACTGAGTCTAAAGAGACTGGCACTGATATAAAGATTCCGCTCTCCACCTGGGTTGAGAAGGTTGTGGGCACGGAGTACTATCAGGGTTTGGCTGATGACGTTAAGTTTGATCCAACAAGTTTATCAGTCAATGAGGCAAAGGCTGAAGGCGCTGAAGTAAAAGGTGCGCTCGATGCTGAGGCAAAAGCTGCAACGGCTGAAGAAGGCGCTGTGGAAGATAGTGGAACACAAGCAAGAGTTGTTCGTGACAATGTAGTTGAGCAGCTTAAGGCTTCTGGCCAAGACGCGAAAAGCGCAGAGACTTATGCACAGATTTATGAGTCGGCATTCAAGTCCTTAGGTGAAAGAACTGGAGTTAGCCCACTTGACCTTTTTAATCAGTTTGGTCTTAAGATTGGTAACGGAGATACAGAGACTGATGGGCAGACACTAAATCAGTCAGCCGTGTCTCAAGGCATTGAAGCAAAGAACTCTGAGATTCGGCAAACCACAGCTCCTCTCCCACAGAATGTCCCCATCTCAAGCTTTGAGTCAGGTGCAATGGTCAAGAGTAAGGTCCAGCATCCGACAAGCCTAAAGGCAGCTCTTGCCAAAGGTGCGTTTGGTGCAGGCACGTTTACCAACACGCACACAGGCCAAGAGATTAGACTTACGAAGAACACAGCTGATAAGATTGTTGACCGAGCTGGTGCTTTATTTGACCGTGCCCAGTATCGCAATAAGAAGAAAGCCCCAGCCCTATTTGAGAACTTCGTACGTGTAGCAAGTGGGCTCCCACAGATCGCACGTAACGCAGTCTACGTCTTTGACCGCCCATCGATCAGACCAGGTGAACCGCCTACCCAAGTCTTCTTTGCTCCAGTTCAAATGAACGGGCAGGACTACATGGTGTCTTTGGATGTGAAGCAAGGTGAGGTGGATAAGGTTGAGATCATAGGTGAAGGAAAGCCTTCGGGCGGGCCTGTGAGTTCAAATCCCATTGCTGGGCAACAAGTTGGCCCTGTCTCACCCGAAGGCAATATCAGTGTATCTGATTTTGAGCAACGCGTCAATGAGCTAAGGTCTCGATTTCGTTACTTTCAGGATGGCTCTAGTGGCCAAGCTCCAGCCTTTTACTCTAAACTCCAGCAAACCGTTGAGCAAAAGATGGGTGGATCCGCTTCGCCTGAGCAGATTAAAGGTATGCTCCGGGACATCAAGCCTGAGGAGATGAAGTGGTCGGGCATTGATGAGTTCTTAAAAGGTAAAGAAAAGGTCTCAAAGCAGGACCTACTAGACTTTCTTCGCGCCAATGCGCTTGAGATCCAGGAAGTCACGAAGGCTGAGTTCTCAGGATCAGATGACATCCAAAGTAAAATTGATGCAATAGATGCCGTCCCAGATAGAGAAAGAGATGCCGCTTGGGAAGCCGAGAGATCCTCTCTGTTTGAAGAGCTTAAACAAAATAAGTCAGGCACAACCAAGTTTGCGCAGTACACGTTACCAGGCGGAGAGAACTACCGAGAGGTTCTGTTTACTTTGCCTGCACAAGAGCCGACTGATGTGGCTGAAGCTAAAAGCCGGATACAAGAAATTGACGATCGACTAAAAGAGATTCGAAAAGAATACCCTACGATCAAAGACCGACCATTAAAGGTCCGCAAAGAAATTGAAGCTCTTGAGATAGAACAGGGCAAGGCCTGGGAGAAGGCAAATAAGTTTGATAAATCTGAAACCTACCAATCCTCCCACTTCGACGAAGCTAACGTGCTCGCGCACACAAGGCTCAATGACCGCATAGATTCCGATGGCAAGAAGGTTTTGTTTGTTGAAGAGATCCAGTCAGACTGGCATCAAGCTGGAAGAAAGAAGGGATACAAAGAAGATGTAGCTCCAGTAACAGAGGACAATCTTCCAGATGGGTATTGGCTTCAACATGATCCAGAAGGACCAGATCACAGCACTTGGAAGGTCAGAGATAAACAAGGTAGGATTGCCGGATTTGCCACAACAAAAGAAGAAGCACTTGCTGATTTTAATAGAGTGACATTAAAAGCAGGTCAAGGATCTGTCCCAGACGCTCCATTCAGGAAGACCTGGCATGAGTTCGTTCTAAAGCGCTTGATTCGTGAAGCAGCTGAGAAGGGCTATGACAGCGTTGCTTGGACCACTGGTGAACAACAGGCTGATCGGTATGATCTTAGCCATCAAGTTGACGCTGTGTTTGTTGCAAAAAATGAAGACGGCACCTACAATGTTCGCGCCGTAAAAGACAGTAACCCAGTCTCTCATGAGACATCTGTATCTGCAGATAAGCTTCCAGATGTGCTTGGGAAGGACTTGTCAGAGAAGATCCTCTCTTCAAACTACACCAAGGGCAAGGCTAAGAAGTTCTCAGGAGTTGACCTAAAGGTTGGCGGAGAAGGCATGAAAGGATTCTACGATAAGATCCTTGTCGACTATGCCAATAAGTTTGGAAAGAAGTACGGCGCTAAGGTTGAGTCCTCAAGCTTATCTGAAAAGGCAGGATCTGAGTATAGCGTTGAAGAAAACGAAGATGGACTTTGGAATATTATTGATGAAGATGGAGAAATAATATCAGACGACTTCTCTTCTAAGGAAGAGGCTGAGTCAGGGTTAAAAGAGTTTTCCTCGCAGAGTGATCGGGTAACAAATAAGGTTCACTCTCTAGAGCTGACGCCTCAACTAAAAGAAGCTGCGTTAAACGAAGGGTTCTCCCTATTTCAAAGAGATGACAGTAATGCTCCACGTGGGCAGATCACGATCAATGGCCGTAACTTCAGGATCGACTTACTTGAGGGCGCTGATAAGTCAACCTTCCTGCATGAGACAGGTCACTTCTATTTAGAGATCTTGGGTGACCTTGCCAAAAGAGAGAACGCTCCTCAGCAGATCAAAGATGACTACGACACAATTGTTCAGACACTTGGTGGACAGACTGATGGCAAGTTCTCTGTCGAGCAGCATGAGCAGTTTGCAAGAAGCTTTGAAGCGTATCTCATGGAAGGTAAGGCACCGAGTGAAGGTCTTCGTAAGGCTTTCTCAAGGTTTAAGGTTTGGCTTGTCTCGATCTATAAGCGATTGACGTCTCTTAATGTTGAGCTCTCGCCTGAAGTTCGTGGTGTTTTTGATCGCTTACTTGCGACAGATGAAGAGATAGCCAGGGCCAAAGCGCAACAGAATGCAGATCCACTGTTTGCCGACGTAGCAAAGAGCGGCATGACAGGTCCAAGGGCTGAGGCCTATGCCAAGGCTATTGAGGAATCAAGAATTGCAGCTGAAGACCAGGTCGTAAAGAAAGTCATGAGCGACTACACGCGCGAGCTTAAGCCATGGTGGGATGAGCGAAAGCAGAAGCTTCGTCTTGAGATTGCAGATGAGATCAAAGATAGCACGGTCTACATGGCAATCGATAGGTTGCGATCTGATGAGTTACTTCCCGATGGTTCTAAACTTAAGATCAATAAGGATGCAGTACTAGACACGCTTGGTAAAGATTTCTTTAAAACACTTCCTAAGAAGATTGTGGCTACTGAAAAAGAAGGCGGCCTTAATCCAGATATCGTAGCTGACGCACTTGGGTTTTCTTCTGGTGAGACAATGCTACAGCAATTAGCTGCAGCTCCTGCCAAAGAAGATTTCATCGAAGCTGAAGCAACAAGGCGTATGGCCGAACTCTATCCCGATCTCTTAACTGACGGAAAGCTTCCTGAAGAAACGATGAAAGCCATTCACAATGAGAAGCGATCGCAGGTCTTAAGACTTGAGCTTGAGCACTTGGCATCGAATAATATGCCAGTACTCAAAGACGCTATCCGCAAGGTCTCACGGCGCGTGCCGACCGAGAAGGCTGTACGCGATCAGGCGCGTGGCATTATTGCAAGGCGCGAAGTAAAGAACTTAAGCCCACATGTATTCCAAAGAGCTGAGGCAAAGTATGCAAAGACCGCTGGTCAGCTTCTTGCCAAGGGCGATATCGAAGGTGCGTTTGATGCCAAGAGAAAAGAGCTTCTAAACCACGAACTCTATCGTGCAGCTGTAGAAGCGCAAGAGCATGTAGAGATTGAGGTGGATAAGTGGAAGAAGCTTAGTCGCGCAGATGAGGCTATTGCAAAGTCTCGTGACATTGATCTTGTAAATGCTGCTCGTGCAATCCTTGCTGAGTACGGAGTTGGCAAGAAAGATAAGCCAGTATCCGAATACCTTGATCAGATAAAGCGCTATGATCCTGAGACATACGAGACGGTGTCTGCAATCGTTGACTCTGTCGTAAGCAACGCGCAACCCACTTCAGATTATAATCAATTATCATACGATGACTTCGTAAACTTAAGCGATGCGATTGAAAGCATCTGGAGCTTGGCGCGTACTACAAAGCAGATCGAAGTCGATGGCAAGATGATGGACCGAGATGAGGCAAAGGCTAAGCTTGAAGAGCGCTTGTCTCAAATCACAGAGCTCAAAGAGAAGGGTAAATACGATAAGGCAGCAACAACCTGGGATAAGACAAAGATGGGTCTTCTTGGTGTTAGGGCCTCGTTAAGGCGCGTTGAGAGCTGGGCCAGTGCAATGGATGGCGATAGCAGTAATGACTTTAAGGACATTATCTTTAACCCAATCTCTGAAGCTGCAACTAGGTTTCGTGAAGTAAAGAAGGGCTATCTTAAGAAGTTCCTAGACGTGATCAAGCCCATTGAGAAAGACCTTGGCCCTAAGAAGATCCTATCTCCAGAACTAAACTACGAGTTTGGAAGTAAGGCTGAACTATTAGGTGCAATGCTCCACACAGGTAACGAGAGTAACCTATCAAAGCTACTTCGTGGAAGACAGTGGGGAGAGATTGACTCAACTGGCGCATTGAATACCGCTCGCTGGGATGCCTTTGTTACCCGCATGTGGAACGAAGGTGTGCTGACGAAGAAGGACTATGACGTTCTTCAAGGGCTTTGGGATCTATTTGAAGAGACAAAGCCCGCTGCCCAAAAAGCACATAAGCAGATGTATGGCAGATACTTTAACGAGGTCACGGCCCAAGAGGTAAAGACGCCGTTTGGTAACTACCGTGGCGGATACGCACCAGCCACTGTTGACTCGTTTCTTTCTCAAGACGCAGCAATTAGAAACGAGAAAGAGTCTATTGAGAAATCAAACAATAGCTTTATGTTTCCAACTGCAGGTCGTGGATTCACGAAGTCTCGGGTGGACGCCTATGCCGCGCCTCTTGTGATGGATCTAAAGCTTGTGCCAATGCAGCTTGATAAGGTTCTTAGGTTCTCAGAGATCGAACCACACGTAAAAGAAGTGGCAAGGCTTGTGATGGACCGTGGCTTTAGACGAACGCTCGATGCCTTTGACCCAACTGTTGGCGGTGATATGCTTGTGCCATGGCTTCAGCGTGCAGCTCAGCAGAAGATCTCTACTCCATCAAATGGGTGGGGAGGACGTGCGCTAGATACTTTCTTTAAAGAGATTAGAGCCAGGACTGGATTAGCAGTCATGACGGCAAACGTGGTGAACACGCTTCAAAACGTCACAGGTCTGTCGATTGCAGCGACAAAGGTCAAACCTAAATACTTAAGAGACTCTCTTTGGTCATATATGAAAGCGCCAAAGAAGTACTCAGATGACGTGAAAGACAAGTCTGAGTTCATGCGAAATAGAATGGATGCTTCAGCCTCTGAGATCAATCAAACGATTGACGAACTACTGCTTAATCCAACGAAGTACGAGAAGGCCAGAGACTTTGGAAAGAAGCATGGATACTTTTTGCAGACTGCGTCTCAGAATCTGATCGATACGGTTGTGTGGTCAGGAGCATATGATCAGGCTGTAGAGAATGGGGAGACTGAGAAGGAAGCTGTAAAAGAGGCGGACTCAACTGTGAGGCAGACTCAAGGATCTTTAAGTCCTGAAGACGTGTCTCGCTTTGAGACAGGCACTCCATTTGTTCGTGCATTCACACAGTTCTATTCCTACTTCAATATGCAGGCAAACCTTCTTGGCACTGAGTTCATTAAGGTTGCACGCGACATGGGTTTAAAGAAGGGCGCAGGGCGTGCGCTCTACCTCTATACGTTTGGCTTTATGGTCCCAGCAGTTGTTGGCGAGCTCATTGTTCGAAGCATGAGCGGATCCTTAGATAGTGACGATGACGACGAGTACTTAGATGACTTGATGTCAACTTTCTTCTTAGGGCAATTCAGATCAGCAACCGCTCTATTCCCAGTGGTTGGCCCAACGGTGCAAGCTGGCATCAACTCATTTAACGACAAATGGTATGACGATCGAATCTCAACCTCACCAGCGGTCTCGATGATTGAGAGTGCGGTCAAAGCACCGAGCTCTGTCTACAATGCAATCGTTGAAGACGGGAGTAAGAAGAAGGCGGCACGAGATCTACTCACCGCATTAAGTCTTGCAACAGGGCTTCCGCTCTCACCTCTTGCCAGACCAATTGGTTACCTGTCTGATGTGTCGGAAGGAAAAGCAGATCCTAGTGGGCCAGTTGATTTTACGCGTGGCCTAATAACTGGAAAACCAGGATCTTCTCAATGAGTTTTAAGATGGCAAAGCATAATCAACGCATTACACTAGTGACTGCAGGAGAGAACTAATGACCATATCTTCGACAACCAACCGAGTTGATCTCACCGGCAACGGTGCTGTTGATACCTACAACTACACGTTTAGAATTTTTGCAAAGACCGATCTAAAGGTTACGGTAAAAGATTTAGATGATGTTGAGACTCTGCTTACTGTCGATGTAGATTACACGGTAACAGGAGTTGGTAGCAACACGGGTGGCACAATCGTGTTCGTTAACTCAGGCCAGGCTTGGCTTGATGTTGATGGCGATCTTAAGACTGGCTATCACCTTACCATAAGACGCGTGCTTCCCCTTATCCAAGAAGCAGACATCAGGAACCAAGGTCCGTTCTTTCCAGAGATCCACGAAGATG